CGTATGGCATGCACGCGTACGACTGCGAGCCTGAGGCGTCGCGGGAGATGATCGATCCGATGGACGATCCGACGACCTGGGAGTTCGGGGCTACTGGGTAGGAGAACCTCCAGTTTCCTGAACCCTTCGTGGTCGAGGATCCGATCGTCAACTTGAAGCGCGCGATGATCAGGTCACCGATCTGCTTGTACGCCCCGACGATGGTCCCGTTGCCGAGCACCGGGTTGCTGCTGGCGGCGGTCCAGGTGGGCGTCCACGAGGTCCATCCGCCGTCGATCGCGGTGAGCCGGAGGTCGACTGAGTCGAACGCGCCGCTCGGGTCTGTGCCGAGCAGGTCCTGGATTGCAACCAGACGATCCTTGACGGTCCCGTAGTTGGTCAGACCGTAGATGTGCGGGTTGACGCCGAGGTACGTCTCGATCGCCGCGACCTCGTCCTGGAGGTCGTTGACGTGCGACGCGTCGATGTCCTGCGTGTAGTTGACCTTCGGGGAGAAGGCCTTCACGTTGGATGGGTAACTGGCGCTCATCTCACTCCTCAGGCAATCCCGCCGACAGCGGAGAACTCGAAGGTCCCTGCGGTGGGGATCTCCCAGGCGCGGGTGACGACATCGTTGGTGCCGGTCTGCGCCGCGTCGTCACGCGCGAGCATCTTCACGGTCGCGTAGGCGACTCCGGGGACGCTGATGATGGCCGAGTAGATGTCCGACAGCGAGACGCGCTCACCGAAGCCACGGTTGGCGGGGTCCAGGTAGGTCAGGAGCGCCTGGTTGACTGCCTCCTGCACGTTGGCACGGATGTACCGGTCATCCACCCCGATAACCGTCTCGTTGCCGCCGGTCGCTCCGACGTTGATCGGAACCAGTGTCGCGTTCGCTGTGGTCACGGTTGTGCCCGCGAGCGCGTACTCGTTCAGGAACTCTCGGGTCGTGGAGAGCAGCCCGAGGCTGGCTGCTAGTCCACCGGTTCCCAGGAGGTAGACGGTGACGGAGGTGAACGAGTTCGACACGGCGCTGGCCTTGCCTATTCCGGTGACTGCGAGCGCGAGGTCCTGGTAGTCCTCCAAGGTCACCGCGCGGCGCTGTGTGCGGTAGGCGAGCGGAGCGTTGGTGCGGATCTCGTCGTTGGTCTCTTCGTCGGCCCCGCCGGTCATGACCGAGGACGCGGTGATCGAGAGCGTCCCGGCCGCCGATCCGAAGGTCGTGATCGCGTTGGCTGAGATGTTCCCGTTCGGCCCGCCCCCGACGCGGTAGGCGGCGTAGACCACGGTTCCGGTGGGAGGCAGCACACCGTTGAGCCCGTCTCCGAGACGGACGGTCACCTTCCCCTTGCTGTCCTTGCGGTACTCGTACGCCTTGTCCGACGGACCGGCGTCGATGATGTGTGGGTAACGGGTGTACTCCTCGACGTCGTCCCCACCGACCACGAGGCTGGTGGCGAACACGCGGAGGCTGTCATCGATGACGGGGCAGTCGGGAAGCAGGAACTCCTGGTCGATGGCTCCGCTGACGCTGCCGAGTTGCACGACCAGTACGGACTCGCCGATCACGGTAAACGGGACCGTGCCGCGCGTCTCCCCTTCAGCCACGGGGACAGAGGCGCTACCGCTGGCCGGGATGGAGGTCTCTTCGGTGACCTCGAACACGAGCGGTCCGTCGAGCGCCTCGACGTAGTTGGTCAGGAACTGGAAGCCGACCGGCACCACGACGGGGGAGGCGTCGGAGTTGGACAGCGTCACGGTGCCGGATCCTGCGGTTCGGTCTCCGGGGATGTAGCCGAGCATCTCGGCGATGTTCAGGATCGAGCGACGCTGGGTGGCCGTCGCGAGGAACGCCTCGTTGGCGAGCCGGTCGCCGTAGTACGAGAGGATGTCCCCCATGTAGGCGAAGACCTCGACCATCATGACGCCAAAGTCAGCCACCGACCCGGGCTGCCACTCGGGGTAGGCCGTGGTCGCGTAGTCGAGCATCGACGTGCGGAAGCCGTCGTAGTCCTTGGACGTGTAGTCCACGATGACGCCCATCAGCCGATCACCGTCTCCGTCACTTCGCCACCAACCTCGATCGTTGCCACGTTGATGCGCTGGCTTAGCCCGGCCGCTGTGTCCGGCGACTCCGTGCGCTGGAAGTCGACGTCGACCGCGATCATCTGGTCACCTTCGAGATTCCAGACCGGGTTCACCACACGCACGACCACGCCCGGTTCCCAGGTCGCGATCGCGTCCGTCACCCATTCCTCCAGAAGCCCCTGCGCGGCCTCGTCCTCGGGCTCGAAGAGGAGGCTCGCCAGCGGGATCCCGTAGGTGTTCCGCATGACCCGCTCGCCGGGGAAGGTGGACACCAGCGTCCGGATCCGCTTGGAGATCTGGAGGTTCGGGTCGGTGTCCACCGATACCGCGCCCCCGGGGGTGAGGGCGAACGGAACCGACGGTTGGATGCTCATTCTCTCATCATCCCAGGGATTCGATTCCTACTGGTTCCTCGAAGCGAAGTCCGCGAACTGCTCGTCGTTGACCAGTTCGTCGGGCTTGACCTGGGTCAGGTCGATGCCGACCACCAGGTCCCGGCGTTGGATCTGGCCGAGCACCTCGATGCGGGTGACCCGGAAGACGCGGCCGTCGTAGACGATGCGGTCCTTCAGGTACGTGTGGTGCTCGATGTCCATCCTTGTCAGCCCCGAGTTGACCAACTGCTGGTACGAGGCGGTCATGTGGATGTCGTCGTTGTAGTAGAAGCCGATGTCGGTGTCCTGGTTCAGACCCTCTTCGCGCGTGACGTGGATGACGGGGATCCGGTACGGACCGTCGTAGGTCTTACCGACCCCGTCACCCTCGTCGTAGATGTCGTTCATCTCGGACGTCTCGGCGTTGAACCGGTAGTAGTCCACGACGTCCCCGACCTGGCGCTGGTGTCCTTCGAGCGCGTCGTGGATCTCGTTGGTCTCGAAGTCGGAGTGGAACCGCCCGCGCTTGTGGTCGAGTCGGCCCACGTCAGGCCCCGACTACGGACACAGCAAGGTTGGCACTGGAGGTGATCGAGACCCCGTTGTCGGCGGTGTCGAAGTCCCAGGAGTCGACCCCCTCAGCCACAGTCTCGTCAGGGTCAGCGGTCTCGAAGGGGAACCCGTTGCTGTCCTCGGCGACCACAAGCGTCTTGTTGCTACGAAGGACGACCGTCACACTCTCGCCCGGGTCGAGCACGGTGCCCTCGACGGTGACCGTACCGGACGCACCCGCGTGGGTTACGACGACCGCGCGGTGCGCGACGGACAGGTTTACGCGGTCCCCGTTGGCGCTGTCCGAGGTTCCCGACCAGGAGGAGGCTACGTTGTGAACGGTCTCAGCCATGGGTTACCACCATCCACCGATGGCCTGCGAGGGCACACCGGACTCGTCGTCGTTCCTGTGGTCGATCGGCGGCAGGAGCCGCTGCGGGTAGGAGTTCTCGTCGTACTCGCGCGGCTTGAAGACCGGCACGAGGCGGTTGTTGGTGCGGGAGATCCGGCGCAGCGTCGAGACCTCCAGCCGGAAGAGGCCGACGTTCAACTGCTGGCACAGGACGCGGTACTTCTCGGTGAGGAGGTCGATCTGCTGGAGGATCTGCCGGTACCGCTGCGAGCGCTGCACGTAGGTGCCCTCGGCGGTCTGCACGTCCACGTCTGTGGACGCGTCTGTGGACAGCGCCCAGAGGACCTCGATCGTGGCGAGCAGCGCGACCAGGAACTCCTCGATCTCGGGCAGCGTGCCGACGGTGATCGGCTGCTCGTCGTACCGGATGAACCCGTCCACGCTGCGGTAGCGCGTCTGGATCGTCCGACCCGAGGTGTGCTGGAGGAGCGCGTCGTTCACGTACTCGGCCAGTTCAGTGTCACTGAACAGGCTGGCGGCGCTACCGGACACCAGGATGACTACGTCCTGGGCGGGAGCCGGGTCCAGCGTGAGGTACCCCTGCTCCGCGTCCAGGACGTAGTCATCCGAGGCGAGCGTCACCAGCGTGGCTGGCGGGGTCAACGTCTTGACGACGAAGCCGGTCTCGGAGATGAGGTTGACCGGAAGGTCGTGCAGCGTGGTCACGCCGTCACTGATGATCTGGTGCTCGAACGGCTCCAGAGGGTCGGCGATCTCTCGACGTACCCGCTCGATCAGGCCCTGGGTCGTGGCCACGGCAGTCCCTTCGTGGGTCAGCGGCTGCCTTGGCTAGTGCCAGAGCAGACCCTTCTCTTCCAGGTGCTCAGCGAGGGCGGCAGGGACCGTGTACTCCCGGCCTTCCTCGAAGTCGTAGTGGTTGCCGTGCCCGAAGGTCAGCATCTCGATCGTCGTGTTCAGCCGTACCTTGCGGCTCGGCCTGTCGACCACGATCGGTTCGCCGGTCTCGTCGTCGGTCCCGACCACCTCGAACGGGTCTCCCGAGTAGTCCACAACCTCGGCGTTCTCGGCGACCGCTGCGGCGGTGACCATGGCCACCTGCTGTGCGCGGGCGGCCTGCTCCTCGGCGTGCTTGGCGGCGAGTTCCTCCGCCTTGCGACCAGTGAAGTCGGCAGCGCGCTTCTTACTTCCAGCCATTGGATTCTCCAGGTGTGTCTCAGTGAATGCGGTTTCCGCAATCGGTTCAAGCGTAACGACGAAGGCGGGCCAGGAGGTAACTCCCGACCCGCCTTCGGCGGTTGACCGCTAGGTCAGTTGGTCTCAGCGATCACGACCGACTGGTCGGTGATGAGGCCGAGGCCCCAGATCGCGTACCAAGCGAGGGCGTGCTCACGACCGAAGTCGAGGATGCCGCCGTCGCGCAGTTCGACCGGCAGGGAGATCGCGTGACCGAAGGCGTTGTCGCCCAGGAAGATCGCGTCGTACCGGTCCTTGTTGCCGTCGAGCAGGGTGTCGTTGGTGTAGCCGGAGCCAGCACCACCGACCTGCTTGCGGACCTGGGTGGTCTCGATGAAGACCACGTCGTAGAGCCGACCGACCTCACCGAGCATGAAGTTGCCGGGGGCGGCGTACTTCGTGACCTCGATGAACTCGGGGGTGTCGCGGAGGCGACGGCTCTGGTGCGGGTGGATGAACGAGACGTAGGTCTCACCCAGCCGGGGCACGTTCTTGGTCGCGAGGGTCTCGACCGCGTCCTTGACGACGTGCGGCGTGAGGTACGCAGCACCCGTCAGAGATGCACGAGAGGTGGCCACGGTGCCCGCGTCGTACGGAGACAACTGCGAGATCGTGCCGCCCATCGTGTACCCGTAGATCGAGGACGAGGCGGTCAGGAGGGTGTCGCGAGCCGAGCCGTCCAGGTACAGCGCCATGTTGCGGCCGAGGAGACGCGAGGCCGAGGCCATGACGTCATCGAAGGACGCGTTCAGGAGCAGTTCGGAGACGGCCACACCGAAGCCGTGCTCGGCCACGGTGATGCTGAACTGCGAGGCAGTCAGCGCTGCGGTCTCCATGCGGACACCCTCAACCAGTTGCGAAGCCGCACCCAGGTTGTTGTACCGCATGAAGTTGATGGTCAGACCGGGCTGGACACCCAGTTCGGTCTTCTTCACGGCGAACTGCTCGAACCGCAGGATCGGCATCGCCTGGAACAGAATCTCCTTGCTCCAGATGGTCTGGATCGCCTGAGTCAGCGAGGAGTTCACGCCCGCGTACGCGGTCGGGGAGCCGGAGAGAGCACCGGTCCCGGTGATTGCACTTGACATTCAGATGTCCTTCGAGATCGGTCGGCTGGTCTAGCCGAAGAGTCCTCGGTCACGCTGTGACGCGGCTGCGCCCAGCAGGCTTCCCCGATACTTGGCGTAGTCCGCCGCCGACATGTTCTGCAACTCTTCAAGCGAGAACGACTTCTGCCCCGGTTCGGTGTCCATAGGTCCCGTTGCGGAGTACCCCGCAGTGGAGACTCCGCGCATCTGGCTGCGCTGCTGCTGCTGCGCTGCCTGGATGCTATCCACAATAGCGTTTGTCTTCGCTATTGCGGTAGCGATGCTCTGCTCGACCTCTTCGGGGGTGTTCCCACCGATGTAGTCGAGAAGTTCTGGTGCGATGTTGCCCTGCTCCTCGGTCACGCGCCGCTGCACGTAGTTCTGGAGAGACAGGAACTCGCGCTCCTTCTCCAGGAGAGCGTCTTTGCGAGCCTGCTCCTGCTGGAGCGACTCGAACTTCTGCTCCCACTCGGCGTTGACCTGCTCCAGGAGAGACTTCGCGTCCTTCTCCTCCCACTGCTTGCGGGCCTCTTCCTCGGCGGCCCGAGCAGCCTCTTCGGCAGCCTTGGCCACCTCCTGCTCGTGCAGCGTCTTGAAGGAGGAGATCTCTTCCTGCGCCTTCTTCCAGCCCTCTTCGGCCGAGGTCAGGCGGTCGTACAACTTGTCTTTCTCCTCCTTGCGCGCCTTGGCGATGTCCTCAGCGGTGAAGCGAGGGCCCTCGGGCTGCGCGGGTGTGGGAGGAGTGGGCTCCGGCACTGTGATGACCGGCTCGGCTGGTGCGGCGGGCGCTTCGGGAGCGGCCTCGGAGCCACCAGCGATGGGATGAATCGGGCTGCCGTCTTTGCGGTAGCCAAGCACGGCGTCAGGCGCGTGCGTGAACGTGCGCGTCATGGGGTTCTCCTATGCTCAGACGCTTGTACGGGTAAGACACGAATCGATGCGCCGAATCAATAGCGGGTCACTCAGAGTCGGGCGCAGAACGCTGCGGCAACTTTGTGCCGTACGCCTGCGTCACGATCTCCGTGATCATCTGCTGGATCTCTTCCGCCGCCAGGGGCCCGTATGGGTTCGGGCCCGCTTGCAGTGCGGGTGCTGATCCAGCGCCGGGGGAATCGCTTCCCTCGGAGTCTTGCTGTGCCGGTTCGGATCCGTCGGGCGGAACCATCCCCGTCAACTGAACAATAGCCGCATTCACATGGGCGTTGATAAGCGCGAGCGCGCCCGCCTCCTTGGCGTCTTCGACCTGCTCCTTGAAGATCTCCTCGGCCTTCTCGTCCGGGAACTCCTCGCCGAGCGCCTTCAACGCGCCGCGCTTGGACTCCAGGCCGATCGCCATCATGGCCTGGATCTCGTTCAACTTGATGAGTTTGTCTACCGGCAGCGGCTGCGGCCACTCGACCTCGGTCTCGTAGACCAGCGGGTCGTAGGGGTCTAGCACCAGCGGCTGGGTGTCGCCGGGTTCGATGATGCCCTGGGTGTTCGGGTTGTACTTCAGGGTCTCGGGGTTGAACGTGAAGAGAGTCTGAAGGGCCAGCGAGTTGATCTGCTTCAGGCCCTTGGTGTACTGCAACTTCTTCATGACGTCGCGCTGCATGAGCGGCTGGAACTGGATGCTCAGGGCGACGCCGGAGGTGTTCGAGATCGGCTGCATCTGTCCGAGCGCTGTCTCCGGTACGCCGGTCAGTTCGTGCATCGAGCGCTTCAGCGTCTCCAGGTACTCCAGAGCCTGCGGCAGCGCGGCCGTGCCGCCCTCCAGGTTGAAGACGTTCGCGTCCTTCGGCAGGCCACCCCAGACCTTCTTCGGGCCCTTCTCCAGGTTGGAGGCCTTCGCGCCCGTGATGATCGTGACCGGGGCCGCGTGGTAGTTGATGATGTCGGCGATGTCGGTGCTGACCTCGTTGTACTGCCGGTTCAGCATGAGGATCGACTCGACGTCCGACAGACCCCACGGCGAGCCGGAGACCGGGACGTTCGGGATGTGGACGACCGGGATCCTGCCGAGTGGGTTCTCGCGCGAGTCGATCAGTTCGTCGTTGACGTACTCCTCGATGACGTCGTCGGTGAGGATCTCGGTGTACGTGTAGACCTGCCGGGTACCCTCGGTGCTCGTGCCCCAGAAGCGGTACTTCAACTTGAAGCGGAGCAGCCGGTCGCGGTCGTGCGGGTGCCACTCGGGGAAGCAGTAGGACGCGTTGAGCGGGAGGATCCTGACCCGGCCCGGGTGGATGCCGCCGACCGCGTCCTCGTACGCGGGATCCCAGGCGACCTTGACGAAGCAGTCTCCGGACACGCCGCCCTGGTTGCCCATCTCCCACAGGACGTTCGGCTTGTCGTTGTCGACCTCCCAGACCTGCTTCAGCAGGGCCGGGATGATGTGCTGGTACTCCCGGGCGGAGCCGAAGTGGACGCCGCGCCCGAAGGAGAAGTTGTTGATGTAGTCCGCGAACGCCTTCACGTAGTTGAAAGTGACCTGCGGCTCGCCCATCTCGCGGCGGTATCCCCAGTGGTGGCCGAGGTAGAAGGCCCAGGCTTGGGCGTAGCGGTTGAGACGAGGTCCGTGTACCTCGAACTCTTCATCCGCCAGTTCGACCAGCCCGAGAGGCGAGATCGCGACCGTCAGGTCTGATCCCGCAGCCCGCATGGACGGGCTGGCGAAGGCGATGCTCATGTCGTGGTCCTAGTGGTTACCGCACGCCACGGCGTGGGTCATAGACGTCCTGGTGGACGAGGGATCCGATGTGGTCCTGCACCTTGCTCATGTACTCCCCGACGCTCAGGGCCTCGGCGCCCTCGCCTGGGGTTCGGCGGCCACGAAGTTCCTTGCGGGCCTTCGAGATCGCCTTGTTCGTGACGTGGTACGGCATGCCGAATCGCTCGGACTGGTCTTCCTGACGCAGCCGAGCGTTGGCGGCCTTCGCGGACTTCAGGTCCAGCGGGGTCTGCCAGTCCTCGTCACCCGGACTCGTGTACGTCCAGGAACGCCTGTCGTTGAAGTCGACCATGTCAGCCTTCCGTCGTGGGTCTTACCGAGGGCTATCGCGTCCCCCGGCCTCCATGCACGCGAGGCCGGGGAACGTGAAGGTCGTCGGTCAGTCGTCCACCACGGCCGGGCTGAGACGCTCGTAGCGTCCGCCGTTGCGCTCGACCATCTCGTACTTCAGCGCCGCGTAGTCGTTGAACGACCCGTGAGCGAACTCACCCAGGTACGTCGGAGCCTCGACCCAGGACGCCGAGCCGACGTGAGCACGCTCGGCCATCGTCTCTTCGGGGGTCTTGATCCAGACCTTGGCGTTGTGGTTCGGGCGACCGGGAGCGGTCTGGTAACCGCTCATGACGCCGACCTCGAAGTCGTTCGGGACGTCAGTGTCGGTGGCGACACCCTCCTCGAAGCGCAGCGGGCCACGCCGACCGGCGTTGACGCCGATCTTGCGCTCGTAGACTGCGCTCACACGCTCCGGGAATCCCGGGGTGGGGGCCAGTTCTCCAGCCATGTCTTACCTCTTTCGCGAAGTGAGGAACTGTGTCCAGGATAGGAGTCCTGGAGCGGGGGTTGTTAGCCGCTAAACGCCCCAGTAGGACGGGAAGAGGCTGCGGAGCCGCTGTCCGAAGGTGCCTGGTGTCGTGTGATCGGCCATGTCCTCGTCCCAGACGGCGTCTGCCACCTCCGCAGCCGTAGGTACGGCCCCGCTGAGGCTGGCTACGATCAGACCGGCAGAGTTCTGGGCGATCACCTGCACCTGGTTCTGCACCAGGATCCCGTTCTCCACGTCGAAGAAGTTGTTGTTCGACCCGGCCAGGCGCACCGAGTACGCGCCGTCCTCGAACTCAATGGAGTACCCGTTGATGATCTCGATGACCCGGGCGAAGGTCGTCCCGGCCACAGTCACCTCGGTGTTGTGCCGGTGCGTGTCAGGGTAGGTGATGCCCTCGCCGTCTTCGAGGTCCTTCAGGGCAAGCCGGAACGCGTCGGTGTCGAGTTCGTACAGGGTGCCTGTGATGTGGGTTAGGTCAGCCTGCGGAACGTGGATCACCTTCGTCGTCCAGTCGATGGAGATCGCCATGGCTTAGGCCGTAGGGCCTGATCCTCTCATCACGGTCTGCGTGGCAAAGAGATCCTGGAGTTGCTTGATCTCAGCCTTCCGCATTACGTTCTCCCGCTCCAGCGTTGCGATTCTCGCCTCGTACGACTCTCGCATTCTCCGCATTTCTTCGACAATCGCTTGGAGATTGCGGTGCTGCAAAGAGCCCTCTTTCGTCATCTCGGGCTCCTATTCGTCCGGGATCATGAGAACGGTTACGTCGAGTCCAGAAGCGCCAACGGTGTCGTTGATGACGGCACTCTTGTAGAGCGTACCGTAGGAAACGGTGGCTCTTCGGACCCTTCCGAGGACGGCCTGAGCGGTGTACTCGGTCGTTCCAGTGAGCACGCCGGACGCATTCGTGAGACCACTTAGGATCACGGCTCCTTCAGTCGCGGGCCCACCGGCTCCCGCCGCAAGGTACACGCGTGCGTCCTCGATCGGATCACCGGTCGTCACGTCCTTCACGGTGACCGTGACCGTGACTGTGTCGAGCGGGTAGGCGACCGCTTCCTGGTCAGCCTGTGTGCTCGTCGTCGGGATAGACAGGTAGGTGACCGTGTTCAACGAGTTCGGGGTCGGGGTGCTGATCTTCACCCTCAACTTGAAGCCGTCGACCGGGTCTATGGTCTCGTTAGGCAACTGGTTGAAGACAAGCGTCCGGCCCGAGCCGGTGGACGTGCTGTTCACCGAGACGGTGATCTGGGTTGCTGAGTCGACGGTAACGACCTTAGCCCCGGTGCCTACTCCGGTTCCGTAGACGTAGTCGTCCACAGCGATTCCGGCTGTGCTAGCCATCGTGATAACCGCCGAGGCGTTCGTGGTGGCGCAGGAGTCACGCGTGTAGTGAAGGTTCTCCCAAGTACCGCTGAACCCGTTGCCGTCGTTCTTGTCGATCTTGTAGGCGAAGTCGATCCACCGGACGGTAGTCAGGTTACCGGCGGTGCCGGATCCGGACAGCGTGAATGTGTACGCGTTGGCGCTGGTGACAGTGATCGTGTAGAGACCGTCAGCCGTGGCGCCACCGGAGGTGAAGTCTACCCAGAGGACGTCTCCGGTCTTGTACCCGTGGGCGGTGTGTGTCACGGTAACGGTGTTCGATGCCCAGGTGTATGCCAGCGACGCCGACTTGGCGGTCGTTCCCGTGAGGGTAGGCTGAGCCGTACCGAATCCGGTGTGTCCTTGGGCGTAGTAGTCCATCTCGGACTCGACCGCGTCGGTCGATCCGTCGAGGATTAGGCTAGGAACCGAGGTGTATTGCGGAGTTCCTGTCAGCGTGAACAAGGACTCAGTCTCTGCGGTCGGCTCGATCATCGGGAGAAGCAGTAGTCCTACCGTGTTGCTGGTGAAGTAGTCCTGCCAGTGTGTCCCGTAGACCGACTGGTTCGCGGCGACGGATGCGGTTCCTAGGAAGCACCCGCGAGCCCTACCGTTGAGCGCGGAGAATAGGAAGGACGCGGCCATCTTCGTGTTCAGATACTGGCTTCCGCACGACTCCATGAGCACGTTCTTGTCGGAGTTGATGAACGATCCCAGGGTTGACCTCGTGAGTCCTACATAGATTCGCTTCAGCGTGATGCCGTTGTTGTTACCGCCTGACGCGAAGATGTACCCAGGGGTGTTGGCGCCGTTGGTCAGCGATGTTGACGGAGTGTCCGGGGCTCCGATGTTCCTCATAGAGAATCGGTCGCAGGAAGTCACCGAGGCGAATCCGGTGTAGGGGTGAGTCCCTTCGATTGCCACGCCTCGGTAACCGAACACGACACCGTCGACCAGGGTGTCGTTGCACTTTGCGGCGGCAGCCACAATGTACCCGGACTGCGTGGCGGTGGTCCGTCCGATGATGCGGTTGCAGTAGGAGTGATCGTTTATCGTCGTGTTGACTGTCGTAGCGAGGTTCACTCCGTTAGACGAGTTCACGGACGTGCAGTCGTTGAACACGAACCCGGCGCACGAGGAAAGGTTGAAAGCATACCCCGAAGATCGACCGGTCTGAACTACCCCGAAGACGCAGTTGTTCAACACCAAGTCGTTGACGGACGCGAACGAGCCAACGTGGTCGCTGCTTCCCGGAGTGTTGCCTCGGAAGGCGACGACGTCGGTGAACGTCCCACCAGCGAAGCACGACGTGATGGAGACCGTGATCTGGTCAGCGGCTAGGTACATACCGAACCCGACGTCGTTCAGGTCCAGCGCGGTAGCGATCTCTGACACAGTGATTGCGTCGAGGGTCGCGCAGTGGTGAAGCCGGAACTGATACGCCTGGGCCGGAGCAAAGTACCAGTCCCCGTACGCATACTCGAAGTCCACGATCCCCGCGCCTGTAGTAACGAAGTCGGGACGAGTTGCGATTGTGTTGTGCGGAACCGCGTTGGTGGCGCGAGACCCGGTCGCACACTGACGTAGGAACACGTTGGGGACGCGCGTCTTGCATCCGGCCTCAGGAATGTGCCCGATGGTCAGGTCGAGGTCGAGGTTGCCTGAGTCGGAGGCCACGGTCGGTACGTTGAGGACGAACGCGTTGATAGAGGTAGACCGGATCTCATACACCCCGTCGGGGGCGCTTCCGCTGGTGAAGTCGACAGTGACCCTCTGACCTGCGGACAGCCCGTGTGCGGTCGCAGACACGGTCAGTAGTCCGACGTAGGAGACGTTGCCTCCGGTTCCGGATCCGGTGAGCGCTACGGTGAAAGTGCTCGTGCTCGGCACCGTGAGAATCGTGTAGACGCCGTCTGCTGTGGCACCGCCTGAGGTGAAGTCCAGCCTCACCTGCTCACCGACGAGGTATCCGTGGGCCGTGTCAGTCACGGTGATCGTGTCGTTCGCCCAGGTGTATGTTCCCGTTTCGTTAGTGACGGTGTATGTGCCGCTCATCCCCCAGGCTTCACCGATAGTCATGGCTCCGTTGGTAGCGTCCTTGACGAATGAAGCCCGCACGTCGGTAGCGTCGACCGGTTGCCCAAGATCTGCTCGGGACCACCCGTTTCCCGACCCGCTAAGGCTGGGCCAGAACACGTACTCGTCACTGCCCGGACTCGTTTCGATCCAGACACCCGGAACGCGGGTACCCGCGCCACCCCCGTTCGTGGGAACCTGGAGAGTCTGTCCGACCGTTCCGTCGGTGTCATCCAAGTAGAACCAGTCGCCGCGAGACTGGATGCCCGTCCCGGCCCGTGACGTGGTGTGCGTGGCAGCCTGATCCATGACGACTTCAATCCAACCGACGACGTCTGGGCCGGTGGCGGAAGCACCGATGCCGGTGAGCGCACCCGTGCTGAAGGGTCCTCCTGTGACCTCACGAAACTTGATGAACCCGTTCGCAGGCATGGCCGCACCGACCGCTGTGGGAGCCGACGTCAGGGTGTCCCACACGCCGAGCAGGTATCCGGTGACGCCGCCCTGGGTGATGGACGTTCCGATTGCCGGGACGTTGCCGGATCCGGTGTCGTACGGCATCCAGCGGACGTTGCGCGCGTCGTACAGGATACCTCCGCCGAGCGTCGGAGACACCGTGACGTTGCTGAGCGAGCCGGTCATGGATGCGGGCGCGTTGGCGTGCCACCGAGTGTCGGTGCGGACCGTCAACTTTCCGCCGTTGAGAGTCCAGGTTTCTCCCGCAGTCCTGGCGGTTCCTGAATCCAGGTACTCGTCAGCGGTGATCGTCGCCATCTAGTCGACCTATGCGTCGGACGTTCGGATCGCCGTCGTAGATCCACCAGCGGAGCCGAGCGTACCCGTGGTCTCGAACGTCTTGATCGGGGTACCGCCGCCGTCACGAACGCGGATGAACAACGACCGGTCGGCGAGGTAGACGGAAGTGAAGGACTCCGAGGTAGCGGCGGCCAACTTGTCGATGTACGAGATGAAGACGTTGTTGGCGTTGGCCGCCTGATTCGCTCCGGAGAAGTCCGTCGAGGCGATCGTGAACGTCGAGCCGGTCCATGACGTGTACGCGACGCGTCGGTAGATCCCAGAGTCCAGCAGGATGCGGATCGTGCCGGTGGCCGGGGTGTCCGCAGGGATGGCAGCGTCGATGACGACAGACGTGACAGCGGCGCCCGTCAGTGCTCCGTTGAGCCCGAACTGGTCGACCTGTAGGGATCCCGCGTTCTCGGGACCGACCAGCACGCGGTCCTCTCCGGACACGAGGCCTCCGACAGTGAAGGTGACGTTGTTGGGAGGCGTGCGCGGAGTGTTTCCGAGGTCGAACAGAAGGTCCGAGGCAGACAGTCCGGCGGTGTCCAGGCCGACACCGAAGGCGCCGATCAGGGCAGAGCCGGTGGATACGCCGAGGAACTCGGGCGACACCGTGCGGGCCGTGGGGGTTCCGTTCACCAGAGCGGTTGCGGCCGAGGTGCCACCGGTCACGGTGGCGTTGTCCACCGGCACGACACCGGTCAGCAACTGCACCCACACGGTGCCGGTAGATCCGGAGTCGAGCAGAGCCAGAAGTTTCGCGGTACCAGCAGTGGCTCCGGAGCCCCAGGACAGGATCTCGTCCTCCACGAACGGCCCCGACGCCTCGGTGTCGTAGTTCCACTGGTGAGTGATTCCTCGGAAGAGGAATCCGTTGAGCCCGTGGATCGTCTCGGAAGTCCCGCGCCGCTGGATCCACTTGGTGTACTCGTACAGGTCGTTGATCGACTGCACACCTCGGTCCCACTGCGAGTAGTAGAACTCGTTGGCACCGTTGCCGTCCACATCGAGGCCCTGGTAACCCTCGGTGTTCGTGATCGTCCAGCCCGCGATGGTCCCCGCAGCCGTCTGGTTGTTCAGGTCGACGCCCGTGAAGATAGCGGCGGTGGAGTTGCCCTGACCCAGTGTCGCGGAGAACTCCGCGTACTTGTCGCCGAGTTCACGGGCCTGCACACGGATGCGCTTGCCGTCGATGTCGGCTCCGCCGGTACGCGTCTTCACCATGATGCGGAGAAGGATGTTTGCGGCAGCGTCGGCGTTTAGTCCGGTGCCCCAGTACGACGTCAGGACGGCGTTGTTCTGCACGATCTGAAGTTCGGTGCCCGACTCGACCGCGCCCACGACCACGAGGCCGGAGTAGACGACGTCGCCGTTCGCCTGGGTGATCGAGCCGTCGTAGAGGTACTGGGCGGCGGTGTCATCGATGTTGTAGGGCGCGTTCAAGGTGATGATGTTGTCGGTGGACCGCTCGGACGGGGTCTCGTCGGTGATGTCGAGGAGGTCGTCGCCGGACGCGGCGGCGTCATCGGCAAGGTCCTGGAGCCAGCGGTGGAACTCCAACACCGTGTACGTTGCAGTGCCGGAGACGTGGCGGATGTCGCCATCTGCCTGTACCTCGAAATCGGTACCAATCGCCATTCTGGTCTCCCAAGACTACGGTGTGGTCAGGCGTCAGGGCCCATAGGTAAGCGTATCGCGGTCGTCCCAGACGTTATCAAAGTTCGCATTGCCGTCCGCCCAGTCGATGCTGGTTCCGCCAACGCTTTCGGTGATGCGCTTCACGCGCCACACCGCAGCGGAGGTTGCCGAGCCCGGATCCGCCTGGCCGATGTAGACGACACCAGGGGTGCTCAGGTCGGTCTCAACGTCGTACGGCACATCGAACTCCGGTCCCATCGGTCCTGTAGCGCCCGTGGCGCCCGTTGCTCCCACTGTGCCAGGCGTGCCGGACGGACCGGTAGCGCCGGTCGGGCCAGTCGGTCCGGTCGGTCCGGTCGGGCCTGTGGGTCCTGTGGCCCCGATTCCGGAACCGCCCCCGCCGACGAAGTAGACGGGTCGATTCACCTCACCGTTCGCGAATGACACGAATACGCGGTCACCAATAGAAGGCGTCGTTCCGCCTTCGACTGAAGGCACGGCCCACGCCGAGTCGGCACGGCCGAGCACGTCCGGAACAGCCAGGCGGACCCGGACCCCATCGGTGTTGACGCTTCGGACGACGGCCCGGTAGATCCCGTTGCGATCAGGCATCGCCGCACCCCACAGCCCGCCAGCGGCCGTTGATGTTGGTCACTGGCACCTGAGGCACAGGAGTCACCGGAAGGGGCGTGTCGTCGTGCGTGACGTCCTCCGCGTCCCGGTCGCGGCCGAGCACAAGGTCCATCTCGTACTCGATCGAGCGCGGCTCCTGAGGGTCGACCCGCTCCAGCCGGTGGGTGACGCCGTGTACGAACCAGAGGCCCTCCTCGTGCCGGGTCAGCCCCGTACCGGTCAGCATGATGACACTGCCCGGCTGCACGCGAGGGTCTCCGATCGTCGTCGCCGTGGCCGAGATCCAGTTCCGGTTCTTCTTCTTCTCGGCCTTCAGCAGGCTCTTGGCCTCCTGGTACGTCTGCGCCGAGATCTGGCTGAAGTGGATCTCGACGTCCGGGTCCGGCTCGGCGTTGACATCCAGCAGCGCCTCGACGGAGCGGTACTGCTCGCGGACAGGCATGACGTTTCCGGTGGCCGGGTCAGACAGGTACGTCACGAAGTCGGTCGCCTGACCTCCCTCTGGCATGAGCGCCCCGGTGGCCACGTCGAGCGCGCGCAAGGTGTCGCGCCGGTTCGGCTCCAGGGACATCCGGAACGTCGGGTACCCGGTGTGGGAGGTATGAAGCGCCCGGTACGGGTCGATGAAGTGGAGTTCTCCGTTGTTGATCCAGAGCCGGTTGCCGGACCGCTCGGCCATCCGGACCAGGAACTTGAAGTCGGACTCGTGCTGCGTGAGGTCCTCGTAGACGACATCGGTCTTGTCGATCCGCGCGCGGAGCCCGTACTTCTTGGCGATCCGTCGGGCCACGTAGGAGGCGGTGACGTTTCCCCAGTTCTTCCGGACCGAAGTCTGCATCGTGCGGGACGTGCCACGGACGACGAAGGTGACCGGTACGCGGCCGTCCTCCTTCTCCTTCATGTGGATCTTTCGTCCCTCGGCGTAGCCGTAGAGCACGTTGACGTTGCGCGGGGACCATCCCCACTTCAGAACGACGTTGCTTCCCTCACGCCAGAACCCAAGGTTCGGCTTCCACTCCTTGACCAACTGTCCGTTTCGTCGTGGTCGGAAGTACCAGACGGTCACCATGGCGACGGTGTGCTTGCAGTCGTCCTGGAGGATCTGAACGTCAGCGATGTACCGCTGCTCAGTCTGACGTCCGACGGTTAGAGACACCATCGGCTGCGACAGGCGGCCTTCCCGCTGCTCCAGACTGTTAGGCATTCGGGATCCTGATGATGGTACCGACCTCGACCTCATCCCACATCAGGATCTCGGGGTTCGCGTCCGCGATCACCCACCACGCGGTCTCGTCCTCGAAGAAGTAGCGTGCGACGTTGTCGATGCGGTCGGTCTCGGTCCATCGGTAGAACGCGAACGTGACCTGCTTGGCCTCCGGCTCGGCAGGGACGATCGCCTGCACGGCGGTGACGCCGTCGCGTGCGGGGACGCGCGACACCGTCGCGTTCGCGTAACGAGAGCGTTGACTGATCATGGAGTGGTCCCTGAACTGCTAGTGGTCTCCGAGCCTGACGTCTGGTCCGCGCCGCCCTTGTCGTCCTTGAAGTTCTTCCACGTCTTCGGCTTGACCCAGGTGTCCATGCTGAGGTTGATCACGGCACGGTTCGGGGTCATGCGACGAGTCCAGTGCGTGTAGGTGACGTTGAACGAGGTCACACGCCCGTAGTACGTAAGCGACTCCTTGCCACCAAAGTAGACCTGCACGGGCGTGGAGATCATCGGGCCGGTCTGCAACTCGTAGCCGGGGATGTCCCAGTCGATCACCGTGTGGTTCGACTTCCGAAGCGTGATCTCGTGAGGACGGACCATGCCTAGCATTAGGTAGAACTGCCGCACGTCCACGTACACGCCGTATCGGGCGGTGATGCCGTCGGCTGTGTTCTTGTTCATCCGAGCACCTTGACCCCAGGTGTCGTATGTCCGGTCAAACAGCAGGTTGAACGACAGCGACCCGGTACCATTCAGCGTCTGGCCGACGTTGCTCGGGTTGTTCAACTCCGCCGGGATCGGGGCGTTCGGATCAGCCGAGTATGCCAGCGAGATCTCGCTCGGGTTGTAGAGGAACAGAACCCCTACCCGATCGATGTACCCCATCGTCGCCTTCTTGGCAGGCGCGGAGATGATCCTACCGGATTGCAGGACGCCGTCCTTTCCCTGGAACGTGAGACGCGTAGTGCGGCTGTCGAAGGGAGGTTGGTAGATCTTGTCGCTCCACGAGTTCCACACCGGGTACTGCCCGGCTCCTGAGTTCTTAGGCATCAGACACCCGCCTGCAATCGCTTGATCCGATCGTCGTTGGTGATCGCGTCGACCACCTGACGTCCGAACCGTTTCGCCTGGTCGTCGCTGCCCGCGCTGCCGATGCGGATCGCGCCGTCGCGGAAGATGAGCGTCACTCCCCCGCGTCCACCGCTGTCGCGAACTCCGGTCAGGGACGAGCGAACCGCGCGAGCAACGTCGGCCTTCAGGATCATCTCGTCGTTGTGAACCATGGCCAGTTGGTCACCGTCGATTCGGAAGGCGCCCTTCTCGTAGCCCGGGACGTCGTTCATGTACTGCTTGTACGACCCGTTCGTGTAGGCGCCCCACGGTCCCCAGTTCCGCCCCCCTCCAGACATCTGGTAGGCGATCTTCGCGTTCGTCAGAGGGTCGTAGAGGTCGCTGTTGCTCTTCAGTCCGTACTGGGCGCGGCGAGCAGGTCCCATCGATCCGAGCATGTTGATCTGGAAGAGCCCGTACGAGTTGTCGTCGCTGTCCCGGACGTGTGCGCCCGGGCGTCCGCCGGACTCGGCCATCGCCACAGCCCACGCGGTCTGGAGTGCGGTACCGGAGAAGCCAGCACGGCGAAGGGTGCTGAGTAGTTGGGCACCCCCCATCGCCCCCTTGCCGGACCAGGAGGAGCCGCCGCTGCCGTTGCCTCCAGATCCGCCCGATCCTGCTCCCCCAGTGTTACCTCCGATGGTGGCTCCCATGACTCCGCCGGACAGCGCAGCGGCGACCACGTCCGCCTCGGTTCCGGCGCCGATGCCTCCCGCGCCTCCCGCGCCGTTGCCTGCCGAGGTGTCGGAGTTACGGTCCTGCTTTCCGTTGCGTCCGTCGAACCCGCCTGAGCCCGCGCCGACGAAGCGGCGGGCGTGCGTGAAGGTAGACCAGATCGGGTCCACGCGGGTCATAGCGCCCGTGTGCGGAGCGTTGACCATCTTCCCGGGGCCGATGTAGATGCCGACGTGGTCAGCGCGGCTACCGGCTCCCGTTCCTCCAGCACCCACCTCGAAGAAGACAAGGTCTCCAGGTCGCATGGAGCCCTTGCTAACTGGCCTACCGGCACGGGCCTGGTCACCGGCCAGTCGGGGAAGACTGACGCCGAAGTGGTTGAAGACGTACTGGACGAAGCCGGAGCAGTCCCATCCGGCCGGGGTGGTTCCCCCGAATACGTAAGGGACCTTGTTCACGAACGACATCGCGTACTTGACGATCGCGTCGCCGCTGACGGTCGGCTTACCTGACGACTGCGGACGGTTTCCGCTCGACCCTCCGACGGCTCCAGATCCGCCACCGCCGATGCCCGGCATGTTGAAATCCAGACCCGGTACGGGCAGGTTGGCCATGTT